CTGCACTGCTGCCCAGCTGCGTGGCCCTGGTCGTCTGGTTCGTCACGCTCGCCTGCTGGCTCAGCAGGTTGTTATACCGGACCGTGTTGGGCTCGGCGCCTCTAAGCTGGTTGTTGATTAGGAACAGCGCGCGCTCGTGCTCGCCCGAGGCTCTGGCCGCGCGGATCTCGCTATCGCGCAGCCGTTCCAGGCCGGATGACGCCCGCGCCGCCGCCGCGCTCTGCTGGGTGAGCGCCGCCGCTTGGCCACCGCCGCCACCCGTGCCGATGCCGGAGGGCGCGCCGATGCCGGCCGCGTCGCGCTTGATGGCGGCGAACAGCGCGCGCAGCTCAGCCGCCGCGCGCTTGGGCTGCTCGACGTCCAATAAATACGCGGCCCGCGCGGTCCCGGCGTCAAAAGTCATGCGCGTCTCGCTTTAATCGTAACGCCCTGTCGCGGCGTGTCGGCGTCGGGGTGGGCCTCCGCGTGCGCCGCCAGGTGCGCCACCGCCAGGTCAAAGATCATCGCGGCGAAGCCCGCCAGCCCGGCGTAGCTACTCGGCGGCGTATGGTAGATCGTCGCCAGGTGGTGCAGCCGCTGCGCCGCCGCCAGCTCCAGGCGTGGCAGGCGATACAGCTGGCGGATCGCCGAAGCGAAACCAGGTGATGATCTGGTCGATCTCACCCAGATACAGATCGGCGCCGCTGATCTGCCCTTTCTGCGGCGTCGTGCCCGCCTCTGCCAGCAGCGACGTCTCCGTGCCCGGCACAAAGGCCACCCGGCCGATCAGGTCGTAGGCCCCGCGCAGCCAGCGCCGGTTGGCGGCGAACTGCTGGATGGGACTCGGCGCCTGTCGGCCATCCATCACCACCGCCAGCAGATCGGCCAGCACGCCGTCGGCGATCTCGGTCGTGCCGGCGACCAGCGCGGCCATGTCGAGCATGCGCAGCTCGGCTGTCACGCCGATTTTCAAGGTCATGGTCGTTTTGAGCATGGGACTCCTTGTAGCTATTAGCTTTCAGCTATCAGCTATCAGGAGCCGGATTCCGAAGCTGAGAGCTGATAGCTGATTGCTGACAGCTATTCGCTAGGCCGCCTTATCCAGCCAGATGCACGGGCTGCCGGTCAGGCCCGTGGGCAGCGCCATGCCCAGCACGTCGACCAGCGGCGCCATGCTGGCGGTGAACTTGTAGCCTGAGACGGCCGGCTTATCGCCGGTCACGCGATCGGGCACCGACACGGCGACGAACTTGCCGAGCGGATACCACGCCCGCCCGGCCTTGTCCGTGCGTACGCCGGCGGCAGTCTCCTCGATGACGTCGCCCTCGCCCCAGAAGCCGACTGTGACCCCCGAGCGCTCGGTGCTCGTCAGGAGTGGCGTCGCGCTGGTGTAGCCGTCGGGGAGGTTGGCGACGATCGCCGTCAGCCCAAAGATGCGCTGGTGCGCGCCCAGCGGCAGGCAGTCGGCGCCGAACTGGAAGCTGAGGCCCAGCGCCTTCGACAGCTTCTCGACCTCATCATCGCCCTCGTAGGGCGCCTCTTTGGTCTCGACATTGTTGGCGATCTTGTTGGCCTTGCGCAGCCGCACGTCGTAGCGCGCCTGGAATGTGCCGGTGCCATTGGTGGTCAGCACGATCGCCGCGCCGCCGGCCGTCAGCGCCAGCTGGTAGGTGTTGGTGGTGGCTGCCACGATAAAGTAGTAGGTGTTGATCGCGACGCCGGTGGTCGTGACGATCGTCTTAAGAATCACCTGCATCCCATCGACCAGGCCGTGCGCCGTCGCCGTCACCAGATCGCCGGTGTCGGTGAAGGTGTTGGCCACGACCGGCCCGGCCACCTGCACGCAGGCGACGCGGAAGCCGAACAGGAGTTGAAAGAGCTGTGCTAGTGCCGCCATGTAATCAGGCCCTCCTCAGATAAATGAGCTGAAACGATCGCGCGGGCCGCCGCATGGCCGCGTCCTGGGGAATCTCCGCGCCCGGCCCGACGATCTGCGTGTCGCCGACGGTCGTCCAGTGACGCGGGTAGGCCGCCTCAATCAGCGGCAGCAACAGATTGATGCGGGCGCACTCATAGGCGACGTCGTCGTACCACCACCAGGTCAAGAGCAGTCGCCGCACCGCGTCGGCATCCCCGGTCGCCGGGCCTTGCCTGAGCACGCCGAACGGCGGAAGCGGCGGCGTTTTTTTGAGATCCTTCGCGACGACCAGGCCCGCCGCGCCGGCCGGGAGCTGCGCCCGCAGCGCCGCCCCGGCCGCGTCGGTTTTGAGGCGGGCGAAGAACAGTGCACCGATCGCGGCGGGGTCGAAGGCCATTAGCTCAGCCCGCGCTTGCTGGCGTCGGCGACGATCTGTGTCACCGTGCGGGCCTCGCTGAAGATCGTCGGCCCGAGGTGCGCCTTTGCGCCGGCGTCCTCGGTTTCGAGCGCGTCGGCGTAGTCGGTGAAGTTGGTCAGAATGATGCCCTTCTGGCCCTCGGCCAGCCGCACGCCGCTATCCTGGCGCACCGCGCTGCCAGCGTGGCCAACGAAGCCGCTGAGCGCGGCCGCCGCCGCCGCATAGCCGACCGCCGACTCGGCGCTGCCATCCTTGCCCAGCCCGATCGGATAGGCGGTGGCCGAGTCGCGGGTCGCGCCCGACATGCCGTTGTATGCCTCGGTCTCCTGGTCGACCGAGCGCAGATGCGCCGCGCCTTCGGTCAGGCCGGTGTCGGTTCCCGCATCGATGCGACTGAGCAGGCCCGTGAGCCCCGCCAGCAGCGCATCGTCATCCAGCAGCAGGGGCATCGTCGCCGCCCTTCTTGCCGCCCGCGTGCGGCTTTGGCGCCGCGTCCGGCTGATGGGTCGCACCCTTGACGGTCGGCTTGCCGTCGCCGTCGATGAGGCCCAGCGCCTGCGCGCGGGTCCAGGGGATCGGCTCGCCCGCCCGCGCCACCACCACCGCGCCCCGGCCATTGTTGAGCGCCTCGGTCACGTCGGCGGCCGGGGTGAACGTCCGTTCGTCGTCAGCCATGGGGTGCCTCCTCGTGTAGCTTTCAGCCTTTAGCAATCAGCAATCAGCAATCAGCTCCGGAAACCTGCTCCTGACAGCTGACAGCTAACAGCTGAGAGCTATCAGCTAGCTGCGCTCGAGCGTGCCGATCGCCAGTCCCGGCACATCCACCCGATCGAGCGCGGTGATTACAAAGGCCAAGGTGCCGTTGGTGAGTCGGTCCAGCTCGACCAGCGCCACCACCGTTGCCACGCGGGCCACAAAGCGCCAGCGCGCGCTCGGCACGTCCGTGCCGGCCAGTGCCAGCGCCAGCGCGGTCGGCTGCACTTGCAGGATATACAGCGGGTCGACCGTGCCGACCACGACCGTCGCGCCGCTCGCGTCCACGCGCGTCGCATCCCAGCTCGACCCGCCGATCGCCGCGATCTGGGCCTCCTCCAGCACCGCCGCCAGCCGCGCCGCGTCCCAGGCAGCGACCGCGGCCGCGCCGAATGGCGATTCGAGCGGCATCAGGGTCGCCGCCGGCGCTGGTAGGGCGAGCCTCGATAGTCAGGGCTGTTGGCATCCTGCGCCCCGGCCGGCGGGCTAATCGGCGCGGTGGTGGTCAGCAGTCCGGCCGCGCCGGTGTGGGTGCTGTCCTGGCCCGCGCCACCAGCCAGCGCGCGATCGAGGTCGGCGACGGCCGCGGCGCGCATCAGCACGAGCGCCTTGAGCTTGTCGCTCAGGTCCGACTTGACGCCCTCCAGGCCGGTCTGCGTCACCTGCTCGCGCACTGCGCCGGCGGGATCGTCGCGGCGCCCGATCTTCGCGAACAGAAACTGGAGCGCCGCGGTCGGCTGGTCGTCGTGCAGGGTCCAGAGCGTCGCGATCGACGCCGCGACGATCCCGCCGGCGCTGTCGCCGACCTGGCTGATCACCAGCTGCTGGTAGCCGTCGGCGTCGAGCGGCACTAGCGCGCTCGCTTGGCCGCGTGCGGCGCCGGCTCGGACTCAGGCTCCGACTCAGTCACCACCGGCAGCGGCGCGATCGCCACCTGCTTGGCCAGGTCCAGGCGCGCCTTCGCCTGGGTCAGGGCCAGGATCTGCGCATCGAGCGCGGCGCGGGCCGCCGCCTCCAGCGCCGGGTCGCCGGCGGCGAGGTCGGCCTCGCTCGGCAGCTGCCCGATGTGCGCGACGATCTGGCCCTGCCAGAGGATCGAGCCGCCGCCCCGGATCACGTCTTCCATCTCCGCGCGGGTGAGTGTGCCCATACCAATCTCCTGTCGTGTGTGTACGTGCGAATGGTCGCGAAAACAGCATCAGTCGCTGATAGGCGAGCGTCGAGCGCGATTGCGTGCATGGGGAGTCGATTACGCGCATCAACGCCCGCCTGGTGCATGTCGATCTAGAACGGAGCGCCCGCCACAATGGTATCCGAGAAGCTGCCAACGGTAAGTACGGCACTAGACTGGAGTCGATGCTTGCGCGGGAAAGCGCGCGCCACGGCCCAAAAAGTCACGTTTGGCGGGTTTAAATCGCCAGGGACGGTGGCGTAGCTAATCGGTCCGCGCGTTGGTCCGCCGACCCCGCCGACCATCTCCGTCGGCGCGAGCCCACTGACGATCGACTCGGTCGTGACGGCATTGGCGAGATCGGACGCCGTCGAGTCGTTGTCGTCCTGCGTGCTACTCAGCACGACCTTGACGATCGGCAGGAACGGTGTGCTGCTCAGCGTGCCGTCGACCCCCTGCTGCCAGTAGCGCGCGTCGTACAGCTCCAGGGTCATCCCCAGGATGTTGCCGGCGATGATCCGCTGCGCCTCCAGATCCGAGAGCGTGAGGTTGGTGTAGGAGACGTTCGGCGCCAGGAAGGTGCGCGCCTTGGCCTGGAATTCCGCGGTCGCAATCATATACATGAACGCCTGCGTGCTCATGCTCAGCCGGTTGTAGTCCTGGCCGTAGCGCACGCGCGCGCGGAGCCTGAGCGCAAAGATGTCGGCGACGGGCGTGGCGGTCGCGGGCGTGTCCCAGGTGACCGCGACCGTGACCTTGAGATCGGCGGGCATGCCCCAGGTGACATTGGTCATCTTGATGCCTAAGCGATCGTAGGACAGGCCGTCGCAGGCCATCGCCACGAGCAAGGCTTCCTCGCGCTGGCGCACACCGAGCAAGAGCCCGTCGATCGTGCGGTTCTCGTAGTCACTGAACAGGCCCATGTCGGCCGGGATGCCGCCGCCGGCGTTGAGCATCGACTGGAGCAGGTTGAGCATGGCCTGGGTCAGCGCCGCGCCGTGCTTGATATTGGGGATATTGGTCGTTTCGTAGCTGAGCTTGGAGTTC